TTTGTACTTCAAAAAATGTAGCAGTTACACCATGTCCAGTAGTTGAATCAAGGTAAGAATTAAAATCTGCTGCACTTTCTAACGCCATTATTTTTTAGTTCTTTTTTTTGGTCTAGGTGCTTCAGATGTTTCTAAACCAACGCTACGATTGCTTTCTTTTTTAGTTTCTTTAGCAGTTGATATTTCAGCTTTACCATAATTTACTAAGGCTTTACCTTCGTCAATATCTAGTTCAACAATATCACCAGCTTTGACATTTTTTTTATCTGCAACAGTGTCAGATAAGATTAAATATTTATTCATAACTTTTTCCTTTTTATTAGGAAAGGTGGGCGTTAAGCCCACCATTCCATCAGTTGTCATTACCATCTACTAGGTAGATTTACAGAATGACACAGCGTGTCTTACAGCAATATCACAAGATTGTAATGCTACTATTCTCACAGTTCCTGATTTCGAGTGCGTGAAAGGGTCAACAACGATGTCTAAACCACCGAAGAAACCAACTAACAAGTCACTGAAATTACCAAACAACATAACACCATTAGTAATTTGATTACTAACGACTGCATTGTAACCATTGATCTCACCATCAACTGCAATAAATTGTGCAGTGTTAGTGGCTTTTTCAGTAGTTTTCAATGTACCAAATGTTGAAGGATTAACTATGTAAGCTAAGTTACCTAGTAAAGCATTATCAGCACTTACAGCAGTTTCCATTGCTACAACTTCAGCAAAAGTTGGTGCAGTATCTGTGCTAAATGCTTGAGTGTTAATACCAGATTGGTTGATGATTCCAGTAGGATTACCACTTGAACCAGAACCACTTATAGCAACATTATCAATGTGTGTAGCCATTGCAGCAGCTAAATCATTTCTTATTAAGTTCTCAACATCTAAAGATGATTGAATTAATAATTGACGAGTAGCTTCTGTGTGAGCTCCTAAAGTTTTAGGTGTCATTGAGACATTACCAACTGTCATTTCAGATTCAGAAGAATCTCCGCCTTCTGCACTAATAAAAGCAGCAGTAGAACCAGCAGTTTTCTTTGGTATTTTGACATCACCAGTCAAACCTTGTAGCACACTAGCTAAAGGAAGCACTGCTGAATTATTTCTCAATACCTCAATAAAATCCCCACCTCTGTAATCTTCAGCTATTAAGCTGGAATCATCAGAAGAATTAAGATCACGTTGTCCCCAAGTTCTTAGAACTTCTGGTGGAAGCAGCACGCCTTGTGCAGTCTTACCATAAAGTTCACCAGCAGCTCTTGAACAATCAAATTCAAAGGCAGCATCTTCTTGTGCTTTGCGATCAGTAGGATTAGCCATTGCATTAACAGCTCTTAAAATACTAAATCTTTTAGTTTCTTTTTCGGTTAAACCGATTTCAGAAGGAGTTTCTAAAGGTTCGCTATTAGAAATATTGTCTAATAATACACCTCTAAATTCTTCCACTGATAAACCATTAGAAATAGCTTCGTCAGCTAAATCTCTTTTGTTGTGTTGACTAGCTAGATCGAGAATCTCTTTAGAGTTTCTTTTAAATTCAGCTTTAGCTTCAACAACAGCTTTAGATTTAACTTCATCAAGATTAATTTCTTGTTTTTCGTTTTCCATTTTTTTTACCTCTTTGTGTAAAATGTGTTGTTTATTTTCAGAACGCCCAACGCCAACTAGCCTGCTTTGATCTGCGGGCAAACTGACTGAGCTTATCTCCATAGGAGTCCAGCTTGCACGATAATAATCTTCATCCTTATCATCCATGCGTTCCAGTTTATCTACTCTGTAACCGACTGATATATTCATGCGTATACCATCTTTTACGTCTTCAAACACTTCACGAGCTAGGGAAGATTTTCCAAATCTTACCAGTGCAATTGTTCTTTTAGCACTCTCATCCAGTTTAAATTGCTCTATCACACCTATTTGCTTAGTCATGTCATGATCTAACAAAAGTGGTGCACGACCAGATGAAATAAATTCCATATTTATATCACCTTCAGAATGTCCTAGCACTTCCATACCAAAACTTCTTTCAACTGGTTCTTCTGACGAAACGCCAATACGAACCAATCTCTTTTCTTCGTCAATGTAAGAAGCTCTGGACAAATCAATAGTTCTATACTTGATAGCACCATCAATATGCCTTTCTTCTTCATCAACTATGGCTTCTTCTTCAGATTCTTCAATATCTTCCATTTCTGCCATTTCTTCTTCAACCTTTTTGAATTCAACAATTACTGAATTGTCGGTTTCAGAAACATTGAGAATATGTCTATCTTCTTTTTCAATATCCATAATTTTTACCTCATCGTTTATTGTTAAAGGTTTAACATTTGAATCTAATGATTCAAAATTTCTTATCGGGTCAATTTTTCTTAGCGTACTGAATTTATGACCAACTTCTGTATCAGTGGGTTCACCACTTCTATAAACTTGTATTAAAGCAGCAGGGTCTTCTGCTGTACCAGTAATAGTAAGATCAGAATTAGGAATATTTATTTTCCCATCTCTTTCTATTTTGATAATCTTTCCTCTAGCTCTACCACCAGCACTATTCCAACTGACAAAGTCACCAGTTTTAAGTGCATCTGGTTCTGCTCTATTTAATTTTCTTTCATCTTCTTTTTTCATTTTTTCCACCAATCTTTTTGACCAACTAAAACCAGCATCACCACCCCATAATGCCCATGCTATTCTACCATTAGAAGGATAACCATCCTCGCCAGAACTAAATCCTTCTGCTTGTTTATCTACCTCATGTCTACTAAAAAAACTATACATTCTTTTAATAGTATCATCAGATAAATTTTCACCTGCAACTATTTGTCTAGCTCTAATAGCACCAACTCTAGTACCACCACGACCAAATTCTTCACGCCAGTCTAAACCCTTCTGTGCTTCAGCTTTCATACCAGCATTAGGGTTAGCCATCGTCATCCCCACCTTGAATATTCGCTTCCACTGGCATTTTTTGTCCAAATGGTTGATAAGCTATTTCAATACCATATTGTTTTGCTAATTCAACTTCTTTTTGATGTTGTTCAAATAGCTCTTCAGTATCACGACCATAAGCAGCAGATATATCTGAGTAAGTCATTGTGCCATTTTGCAAACCTAAAACACTTGATTGCATTTCTTTCAAAGGGTCAATCCATTGGAAACTTCTAGGAATATAATTTACAGAATTAGCAAATTTATCAAACTTACCCATTGGTAAGTTAATATAACCAGTTGAGATTGCCATTTCTAACCAAGATTTAAAAATTGGGTCTATAAAATGTTCAATGACAAATTGTTGATATATCTGAAACATTGAACGATCTTCTAAAGCACCTTGACGAATAGAAGAATAATTAACTGAAGTTAAATCGTTACTTAATGAGTGATAAGAAATATTTAAACCAGATGCGATTGATCTTAATACTGAAGTAGTAAAAGATTCAAAAGCAGATGTTGGGTGGTTAGGGTCAAAAGCCTTAAAATCCATTCCAGCAGGTAATTGTTCAAAAGTTCCAGCGTTTGCTGAAGCCACTGGATTATAAGTATCTTCCATTTCTGAATCGCCTACATAGCCATCACCATCAGGAGAAGTAAAGAAACCCATTTTTGAAGCACCTACTCTAGCTGCAACAATTTCTGCTTCTAAATAACCATTGAGCATTTTTACATTGCTCATTGATGTTGCGATAAGTGATACACCTCTAGTTTGTTCTGCTCTATTTGGTAAGTAAGCATGAATTATTTCTTCTGCTGGTACTCTAATATGTTCATTTCTATTTATGTAAGTATTATCGTAAGGATGATTTTTGTATAAATGATAAGCTACTGGTTTATCAAATTTATCTACTTCAACACCCATTTTAATTCTGTTACCATTTTTTGGATTTACATCATTTTTCTTTTCGTCTAAATGATCGGCTTCTAAAAATTGTATTTGAAAACCAAATTGACTTTTAGTGTCTTTTATTTTTCTAACTAAGACTTCACCATCCCTTGCTAACGATTCAATAAATATTTTTTGACAATCTAAAAAAGACAAACGCCCATTAGCTGTGCAATTGCCTAATTTATTCCATTCTTTCCATGCTCTTTCAATTAATATGTTTGCACCAATATCTAAAGATTGATCCTCATTTCTAGCTTTAGAACTAATGCGTATGCCATGTTTGCCAATGACATTAGAAACCATTAAATTTAAGTACCTAGCAATATAAGAATCGTTTCTGGCTAATTCTCTAGCACGATCTCTTAATAATCTAATGTTATCTTTTATTTCTGCATCAGCAGAAGTTGATGAAGTTAAAAAATCTGCAAATAAACGACCAGTGTTTGCACCTTGATAGCTTCTTTTGAAAGTTTGTTTTCTTTTTGGTGTATTGTTACCAAATATATTGTTGTACCATGCCATATTAATATTCTGTTGGATTTATTAAGTTATTTGAACCAAATTTAACTTTTATTGTATTTCCTGAACCTTTGCCATTATTTATGCGTGAAATTTTTAATTCTTTCATGTATTCAGCTTTGTATCTGTCACGAAAAGTCATAAGTTCATCTATTGATAGTCTTGATAAAGACCTACCAGCAATAGACATAGAACTTTGATCCATAGTTGCACGATTGGAAATGACAGCTTCTATAGCATCTAAAACTATTTTTGCATGACTTCTTACTGAAGCACTGGTAGTTGCATAATTTTCTTGTATTTCTGTAAAACCTTCACCAATCTTAATTCTAGCAGAATCAGATGTTCTAGTTATGTAAGCAATCCAATTGTAACTGCCTTTTGTATAAGACGTTGTACTTGATGTTGAAATAATATATTCATCATTAGCTTCTGAAGCAGTTAAAGTAAAATTACTTGCAGTTGCACCTTCGTTCAAATTAAACTCATAAGACAAAGAATAATCTGCGGTAGGATAATCAGTGGATAAATTAGTTCTTTTCCATGCCCAAAAATCGCCAAGCTGTAGTTCAACTGGTTCGCTAGTTGGAAAGTTTGAAGAATCAAATAAGTTGCTCAAGCAAAAACCTCATAAATTAAAGATATACCTAAAATGAATTATACCTTATATGAGAAGATTTTTAGAATAAAAAAATAATTCTTAAATAATTAAAATAATACTTGTAATTTATAATAGTATCTGTATATTTATAATATAATTTATAAAAAAGGAGAAAATTATGAAAAAATTAGAAGATAAAATATACACCCACAAAGGGTACACCGTAATCAAATGTGAGAGAGGAAGTGTTTATGATAATAATAGAGCTTACTACTACATGATTAAAAAAGGTAAAGAAGAGGTTAGGGGTTTTTATGACGGAATCAATACTCTTTCTTACGCACTAAATACAATTAACGATATGGAGGAAGCGTAAGCTTCTTCCTATTAGGAGAAAATTATGACAAATATAGAAAAATTAGCAAAGCTAGAAAACATAGAAGATGCAATTTCAGACATGATAAGTTTAAGATGCTCTATACAAAGAAATCTTGAAGAACTTAATTTAGATGGAGATATTGCTTTGCATTCTGGTTGCGAAACCTTAAGTGATACTTTGTCAGATGTTAGATCACGAATAGAAGCAATATAAATAAGGAGAAAATTATGAAAAGAAACCCACTTTAATTAGTGGGTTTTTTTTATTTCCAACTATTAGCAAAATTACCTCTGCCACGATTTATTGGTAATCTTTGTTTTGTTCTATTTGGGTCAGGTGGTCTAGTATCACCAGTTAATATTTTTTCTTCTATGACATCAAAGTTAGGATTCAAAATATATATAGCTGCAAAACAATAAACCAAAGTATCTAATGCTTCATTACGATCTCTTATTTGTTTCCATACCATAGTAGGTTTACCACGCACATACTTTGTTACTCTTTTTTCTGCTGTTAATTGTTTAAAATATTCTTCATCTATATCACTAGCAAAATGTATTGTGGTATTTTCAGG